GTCAGCGTAACAGGGCTAGTGCCGTCTGATGCTACGATTGTATCTGCTTTTAATGTACTCATGCTATCACCAGATTACCGTTTACTGTCACGGTAACTCCTGTTGCTACTGTAAGCGGCCCTGCACATAGTGCGTTGGTGTTAGCTACTACAGTTACATCTGTGTTTAACTCAGCTTCATGCACCCGAAAGATGTCTGCCGTACCACCACCACTATCACCTAAAAAGCTACCACCACCCAAGACTAGATTAGGGTCAAGCTTTGCTGATGTAATAGAACCATCAGGCGGTACAGTTGTTTGCAGAGCTAGTGCGTTGTATACCACATAGATGTCATCAGTAGCTGACACAGTACCTGTAAGGGTTACTGTTGTACCTCCTACACTATAGGCAGTAGTAGGCTCTTGGCGAACATTGTTAATGAATAAGTCAATACTCTCTGCGCTTGATACAGGATGTGTAAGCGTTAGGCTTGTGCCTGTTGCACCAGTTAAGTCCTGTTTAGCAGGGATGCTACTGTACCCTTGTACAGCTTGATTACCTACATAACCCATCAGTTACTCCTATGTACTGATTGCGTCAACAGCCGATACCCATACATCAACAGATGATGCTGTATCTGACTGCACATAAAGCCTGTCACCTGATTGAACTACAATCTTTGCACCACCATCCATTATCTGCAAAGCACCGCCAGCCGCTATAGGCGCACCTTTGACAAGGTAAATATTGTTAGTGCCATCATTAATGTACACATCAACATTCACCGCATTAGTGGTAACGTTAGTGCAGTGAATACCAACCAACGTGTCAAAGCTGTCAAAGTTTGCACCGTCTGGTATATCTGCCGCCGCAGTACCTACTGCGTTTAATGTGTAACGTCTAAAGTTCTGTGCCATTGTTTATCTCCAAACTATAGGGCAATACTCATTGCGATCGAAAAGCCAGCCGTGGCAAAGCCAGTTGTGCTTGTAACAACATCATCCCATGACGCACCGTCATAAACCCTCATTACGTTTGATGTTGTGTTAAAATAAAGATCGCCAGCTTCTAATGCTGAACCATCTGGGTCTGTCGTAGGGTCTGATGATTGTGGGCCATGATATTTATTATCAAAGTCAGAAGCACTTGCGGCGGCTTGCTCTGCCCAATACTTTGCAGAATAAAGACTACCTGATACTGCTGTATTAGATGAGTATGAGCCACCACCACCTAACGCCCACTGCTTTGCAGAACCGTTAGTGTTACCAGCTTGTGAGCCAATAGCGTATTCTTTTGCTGAGAACTCTGTGCCATCACAAGTGTTAGTGGTATCTGTTGCCCATTCTTTTGCAGAGCCAGAACCAGATGAATCTGTTACACCAGTGCCACCTGTTGCCCATGCTTTAGATGAGTAGCCAGTGCCTGCTACAATACCATTGGTTTTAGTAGCCCACTCTTCAGCTTCATCCTCGCTTCCCTGAGCATCTGTAGCACTAGAGGCCGATGCAGTGGCACTTGCCGCACTAGCAGTTGCACTTGTTGCACTTGCTGTAGCACTTGTTGCGGCATTAGTGGCTGATGTTGCCGCAGATACGGCATCTACAACCAATGTAAAATGAGCTGTATCTGTAAGCAAATCGCCTATAGCAGAGTCGGCAATACAAATATACACATTGTTTAACTGTGCAGTAGTGCTGGACTTAACCAAGTCATGTTTAACGTATGCGGCTGTAGTTGATGTTGTGTCTGTTCCTTGGAATGTACCAATAGTAGTAGTAACCGTAACAGCACCGTTAGCATCAAACGATAGAAACTTGTTCGCTCTGCTTGCTGATGAAGGTAAGGTAATTGAGGAAGCGGTATCAGAATCTGACAGCTTCATTGTACGGCTAATCTTAGTTTCCAACTCTTGCTCAATAGCAATAATTTTATCTAAGTCAGTGTTTAATGCTGAGATATTAAAAGGGCCTGACGTTGGAAAGTCAGTAGTTCTAGCTACAGGAATATCTCTAAATACAGTAAAAGTATCAGTTCCCGAGCCATAAGTATCACCAAGAGTGATATATCCACCAGAAAATCCATCATCTACAGCAGTTCCTACAACAGCAAAAGTTCCAGTGCCTGTACCTCTAGACAGTGAGGTATCTACACCAGCCGCAGTTGTAAAAATAACATTAATGTCATCTAAATCAAAGAATGGAAAATCAATCGTTAACTGCGTTGTGTTGGCAGTTACCGCTTGGGTATATTGAACTCTAGCGTCATTGTCTGCAATTTGTATAGTAGCCATACTCTATCTATTCCTTATTCATGTTTTCCTGTCTATTCACATTACCTTCCCCAAAAACTCCATCATATATTGGGTCTAAGTAAAATAAATTGCCTGTTGGAAAGAAAAACCTAGAGTTTCTTAGGGTTTTTTCATCTGCATTAAATGTAATAACATCAGATGCAACATCTGCCATGTTAATTAAATTACTTGCTGTAGGCCCTGCAACTGCACCAGCCTTCGCACCAAAAGGCATTTGGTACTGCGGTTGATTAGTAAAGAAAGGACGCATACCTAATTTATGGTCGCTAATTTTTTCTATAGCATTATTAACATCTGTAAACCATCCACCTATGCCAGACCTGTCAATTGCATTTATTAGCTTTGTTCCAACATCTTCATCAGAATTTATACCATACTGTAATCTTTTGACTTCATTTATAATCCCAGCTAAACCTACAATTAAAAATGCACCCTGCCAAAAAGCACCATCTTTCTCTTGCAAGCCAGCAGTAAGCATTCTTACCATAGCCCCCTGACCATAAGATTTAAACTGAGTAAGCATTGAGCCAAACTCAGTAGATGTCCACAAAGCTCTGTCACCAGCCCCAGGTGTTATGATTATACGCTCTACGTTTTGATTTAAAGCGTTTCTAAACTTCAATCTCATTGTGGCATCAGTCCATGCTTCTGACTCAGGCAACCATTCTTTGCCTTCTTGTTTACCAAACTGACGTATTTGCTGTTGCATACGCATGTGGTCTTGCTGGCCAATGCCATTCTTTAAAAACTTTTCTTGGTCTGCTTTTGTTAATTTTGACCAAGGTTTCATTAAACCTTCAGTCATTCTTAACATTGTCATGTTACCAGCCATTTCTTTAAGTGCCTGATTCCATATATTCAAACCATTAAACAAAAAGAACATGCCAGTTGCTTGATTTAGTTTTCTCTCAATAGTGTATCTTGAGCCAAACAAATCACCCAAATCAGACATGGCGTGGCTTCTTAAGCCAAGAGTTGCATCTACAGCAATAGCCGCTTGGTCTAATTCTTTTTTACCTAATTGACGAATTAGCTTTGATTGTCTGTTAAATAATGTAGAAAAACCTTTTGAATAAGCATTCTCAAAACCTTCAACCATAACAAGTCTAGCAACATCAGGAACAGAGGACACAACAGCACTACCCATTCCAGCAAGTGTATTGATAGATTTCATGTTTCTAACAAATCTGCTAGACAAAGCATGAGGGTCTTTAGATGCACCGTATGTGCCTCGCAATCTGTCACGCAAACCACGAACATCACGAAGGTCTGCTTCCATTGCCTTTTCTAATTTAACAATGTCAGCTTGGTTTCTTGTTGCTCCCACAGAACCATAATCATCAAACTTTTTATTAAAAACAACAATTTGGTCATGTGAAAAGGTTTCTTCTAGTATTTGATGACGACCACCTTTTCCTGCAATATTTGAATATTCATCCATTATCTTTAATGGGCTAAGTTTGCCTTTGGTTACTTGGTCAAAATCATCTAAGCCAAAATTTATTGAAATAGAATCGTGACCATTAGATTCTGCCCACTGACGCAATTGCTTCATATACGATTGTCTTAAAGAAGAATAATTTCCAGCAACTTTATTGTAACCAGAATCAAACTCTGCAAACCATTCATCAGTAAGTTTTTTGTTTTCAGCTAAACTTTTTTCTGTACCAAGATTTTTTCTTTTTTCTGCCATAGCAGACATAAAATCATCATAGGCTTTTTTAACGGCTTGGAGTTCGTCTGCGTTTAAACCAGCCTGTCTAAACAAAGCCATAAGTTCATCATCTGATGTAATTTTTAATGGATTTTTTAGAGTAATATCTACTTCATCTACTTGTTTACCAAACCTAGATGCTGTTTTTGCATTTGTTGCAAAATAAAAACCGTCTCCTAAAGCAGACTCTTCAAAACTAACCTTACCCTTACCACCACTTCCTCTGTGAACTTTTACAGAGATACTTTGACCAGTAACCATGTTGTCAATTTTTTCAGACACTTTACCCATGAGTCTATTATATTCTTGAGTAATGTCATCTAAAACGCCTGACATACTAACATCGCCATATTTGCGAGTCAGTTCGATATCCATACCCATAGTCTTTACATGATGACGCAGAAGTGTTTCTACATCATTCTCTAGAAACTCTTCTAACAAATCATCAGGAATGTCTAATGTTCTAGCTTGTGCGCCAGATGGCGTTTTAATCCAATCAAGATTATCGCTAACACCCTCTAAATCTACATAAGGCCTTCTGTGCGTAACAGTATCTAATACATCATTGGCATAAGATTTAGCCGCTTGTGCATCTAATCGTAAGCTTCTTCTAGCATAGCTTTCGACAATAGATAAAAAGCCTTGTTGATTATCCATAATTTTATCGACACGATATATCCTTGGAAGATAGCTTACAGAATTGTTGGCAGTAACGCCTTGCTCTCTAAGCTTCTTTAACTTTTCAGTTAGTTCGGCTTTGAGACTTGGTTCTACAGCTTCATCTATTTGTTTTTGCAACTCACGCTCAAACAACCTTACAGATTCAGCTTCTTTTTTTATAAAGTTAAAAGTCTTTCTGTATTCTTTTGCGGCTTTTGTTACAAAAGGTGATGCCGCATCATTCATTTCGTCTACATCACCTCTACGCATAGCCATGCTAACACGATGCCTAAACTGAACCTCACCTAATGAATCTCCACCTTTTACTGTATCTGTAACTTTTGTTTTCATCATAGTTATAGCACGACCAGCATCCGTTTTTGGTACAGAAATATTTCTATAGGCAAGATAAGCTTCATCAGAAGCCCTGACGCTATCTAATAGCTTTGACAAATATGTGGTTCTAAAGGTTGTTTCTACAGACTGATCCATTTCTAGCCCAAGGTCTGTAACCTTTTTTTGCATCATTCCACCAACATCAACCATGCCGACAGCAAGGTTTCTTACAAATGGATTTTCGCTTTTTAACATTCTGGTAACAGGATTCCATCCTACTTTTTCAATGCCAATACCAGTTTCTACTAAAGCTTCTTGCTCCATTTGAGCATAAGCGGCTTGTCTTGACTTTTCAGGACTTACACCAGCACCAGCGGGTCTGTATAATGCTTCACCCCCATCAGGAAATCCGCTTCCGTCAACAGTAACTTTGTCTGTTAATAGCTTTTGCTCTTGAGGAATAATCTTTGGTGATTTACCAAAAGCAACTGATAAACCACCACCTAACAAACTAGCACCTGTTAATATTATAGCAGTGTGACTAGTGTCTCTTTGTGTGTTTTGACTATCAATAAGTAATTGTTCTGGTGCAGTTAAAGCCGCTGTAAATGCAGAACCACCAACAAAACGTCTAGTTCTATTTGCAGATTGCAATACCTTTAAAGGTGCAATTGGAGCAAATGTCGTTGGCGTTGCCAACCCAGCAACCAATTGCTTGCTAACAGAGGGCGTAGAGTTCAAAAGCATCATATCTTCTGAATCTTGTTTCATTCTCTGATACAACAACATTGACTCTGCTGGTGACTTAGAATTTCTAAATCTCCAAGTGCCATCGCCACCTACTTTGCTAATTAACTCTTTATCTTGAAAAGGGTCGTAATCTGCTACAGGTTGATACTTTGAGTCAGTAGCACTAATCATTCTTACAAGAGAGGGAATAAAGTTATGCTGTCTAAAAGCAGCACCCCATATATCCCAGCCATCTTCATCAAAAACACGATAATCATATTCATCAGCTTCATTTAGCTTTGATGGTATTCTTTGACCATACTGTTCGCCATTACCGTAAAGCTGTGTGTATCCACCGTAAATATCACCGGAAGTAGGCAGTGTTTCAGATAAACCACTGTCTTGAGGTACTTCTGGAATATTAGGCTCTTCCATAACTTCTTCAGTTATAGGAAGCGTTTCTATTGTTTCAGCAGGAATATCTAAATCTTTAATAACTTCTTGTGGAGGCTGGGCTGTATCAGAAGTTGGGGCAGAACCTAAACCACCCTCTTCACCAGATATCATGGCTTGTTGTATGCCGTATTGCTTGTCTCTGGCTAACTCTCTTTCAAATTTTTTTTTTGATTCCACCTCTTCGGTAGTCATCCCAGCAACTAAATAATCAGCTTCGAGGTTTCTCCTCGTTCCATAATCATCTTGAAAGTCTCTGAGATTTTTTTCTGCGGCGTTCCAATCACCAGATGTAACTTGTCTCCAATAATTGGGAGTTTCAGTTTCCAGATTACCATACTGGAAAGCAACAGATGCAACTGCCGTAGCTTTATTCATTGGCAGCTTAGAAAAGTCCTCACCAGTAGTTTCTTTCCATCTTCTTGATAAAGTTTCTGTAGCTTCTTTTTTAGCAAAATCGTTTATTATATTAGACTGAGTATTACTGACTTTAAGATTAGATGCGACTTCTGATGCTTCTGCACCTTTTAAGCCAAGAAAAGGCTGAAGAAGGTCTATGATATCTTGCGGCAAACCTTTTAAATCTTCTAAAGACCTTGCACCTAAATCAAATCCGCTTGCAATCGTAACGCCTGATTTACTTTTATCAGCATTAGGTACATAGCCCTTTAGTTTGTTGCCTTCACGTTCAGCAATAAATTTCCAGTCAATGTTGCTCATTTTACCAGCCTAACTGACGCCATAGGTCAATCATGTCCATAAACTCATTTACCTCAGTCTCTGTAAGAGACGCTTCATCTAAATAGTTCATTTTATATCCCCCAAATGTTTGGTTATATATTCCAATCAAACCATTTAAACTTCTGTCGTTTCTTCTTCTTTCAACTTGACGAAACACAGAGTTAATCATTGTTTGATCCATGACGCCAATAGCAGACCAAACACGTTTTGAACGCTCAGATGTTAATGAAGAAAGAGCCTTGCTGTAAGCAGACTGACTTAAATCATCCCCAAAAGCTTTTGTGTTCTTAAAATTAAAGCTATATGCTGGGAAAAGTTCACGAACCTTTCCATAGCTATCTTTCAAAACTACTGCATAGGTAGGTTCGCCACCGTATGTTTCGTTTGCTATATAGTGAAGAGTAGGCCCTGATCTACCGCCAGCAACCATGTCTTGACCAACATTAGCAAGCTCTTCTCTCAGTCTTGGTATTTCTTTAAACAACTCAGGATTAGCAAAAATCTTATCTTTGATATCATTGTCAATATCTTCAGGCTTTAGATTAATTCCTGTATTGCCAGTTGTTGCTTGTGCAACACGCAATATAGGGTCTTTTCTTAACTCTATTTCACCTGTATCTGGATTTTTCTGAAAGCCAACTCTTTTACCAACTTGACCTAAAACATCCCTTATAACTTCTGTTGGCACAGACATTGGATGTTTCATCATCGTGTTATTAAACATTTCTTTTATAGTACGTTCAATAACAGGGTCTGCAATAATAGCATCTTCAATGTTTATTGCGCCAGCTTCACCTGCCATTTGATAAAGCATTTGATTATCTTCTTTTGTAATACTCGGCTGAAAAAATTTAAGAAAACCTTTTGCTTGAACAGCTTCAGTAAACGCATCTTCAAATATGGTATCAAAATCTTGCCCACCATATTTCTCATTGGCTACGATACCACTTGCATTTCTGTTCATGTTTGGTGCAACAGAATATGCTTTCATAGAATTTTCAATGCCTACACGATCAACCGCCCTTAAAAACTGAACAGTATCCATGTCTAAGTTTCTGTAAAACCTAGCTTCTACAAACTCTTCACGCTCATCTTCATGCTTTGCACGAATAGCTGACATGGTTTGACCCATTATTTGCAAAGCCCTATTTGCGTTCTCAGGGGTATTCTTAGCGTTCTTTAATATAACCTCTGCGTCTGGATGCAAAAGGCCGTCTGTCTCAACTGCAAATGCGGCTACAGCATCAACACTAGCTGTATAAACAGCTTCGTCATCTGATAACAAATTAAAGTCAACTAGTGAGCCATTAACAATTACTTTATCAAAGCCGTTAGCTTCTACCATTGCAGCCATTTCTGATGAATTTGGCATAATATTATTAAGGGCTTTATCTGTTCCTAATTTAGCAAGCTTTAAATTATCAAAACGTGTTTCATATAATTTGTCATAAGCTTCTACTAAGTTTATGTACTCTTTTCTAGTTGAGAAGTAAGCACCTTCCCCAATAACGCCTTTTGCTTCTAAACCAGCAATGTATGTTTCGTTAGCGTAGTAACGTGGAGGGTGTGTAAAGCTAGACATTGGGCCTAACTCACTTTGAATAAAGGAACCCCGTTTCATTCCTCCTTGCGTTAAAAAATATTGTTCTGTTTTTGCAAACTCAGCCCTAGCTTCAACGCCAAGCTTATAACTGTCAGAACCTAATGCATTTTCATCTACAAGACTATTAATCAATCTCATAGACTTTTGAATACTATCAAAGCCAATTACTTCAGGATTTTGAAGGTCTGCTAAAGCGTTGTTGTACACAGCAGTATTGGCTGTCTCTAACTCAGAACTAATTTGTTTTGCGTTAGAAACTCCTAATGTAAATAAAGTTCCTTGTCTTGTTCCATCTAATTCATGGAAAGAATGCTCAGGATTATTTACAGCATCTCTAATATTAAACTTATTTAATATAATATCTCTGTAAAGACCGTGATAAATATTAGTAAGAAAATCTTTTTGCTCTTTTTGCTCTGCGGCAGATATTGCTACAAGCCCACTCATTGTAGTGTTTAACAAACTATTTACTGCCGAGTCATCAATGCCCTCTGATTGTGCCGCTTTCATCTTTAGGTCTGCAATTAACTCATAAGTAGCAGAAGTGCCATTAATTTCGAAAGAACGCTCTACAGCCGCTTGAAATGTTCTAGACATAACAACTGTGTTTTGTGTGTTTTCTAACTGTAGAATTTGCTTTTTAGATACACCATCAGCTTCAAGAGACTGTTTAATTTGGTCTTGTTCTTCAAGTATTTCTTGAATTAAAAGTTCTTGACCTTCTGCTGGCAAGTAATTTTCATCAACAGGACCTTTTGCAGTGTGTACACCCAGCTTTACTGCGTTAGCTTTAAATGCGCTAACATTCTGAGATACATTATATTCTTTAGCTTCTTTTTGTTGCTGGGCTAACGCTTTATTTTCCGCAATTGTGTATTCAGCTACAGCTTTGGGGGCTAAAGAAGAATAAATTTCCGGCTCAAGATTTTTTAGCTCTTGAAGATGTCCGTCTAAATTAGCTCTAATTTTATCTGGGTCATTAGGATTAGAATTAAATGATTGTTCAGCAGAAATTCTAATGTCATTAGATGCGGCAGAAACATAGCTAGTTATAGCAGATTGTTTGTATCTAGTAGCGACAGCTTCTTGGTCTTTTTTAGAAAACAAAGATATTTCTTTTCCATAATTCAAATTTGTCAAAGGAACAAGATTGTTATCTTTGTCGTATGTTACGCCAGCAGTTTTACCATCAATCTCAGCTTGACGAATGGCATCATTGTACTCTGATGTTCTAATGTCAGTACCAATATTAAATGCCATTTGACCAAGTTGTGTGTAAGCTTTTGCCGCTTCTTTAAAGCCAGACAAATTAGGCATACCAGTTGGTTGCGTAAATACTTTTCTTCCTGACGTTGGTTTAAATGCCATTATGTTTGTCCTACGCCCTTATTAATACTATAAGCTTGCCCAGCGGCCTTACCTAAAGCGGCTGTCATTGTAGCCTTGCCAGAAGCTCTAGAACCAGCCGCACTAATGTCGTATTTTCTACGGTTAGACATTCCCATTAACTTAATAGACGAAATGTCTTTTTTCGCTATATCAATCTCAGATTTTTTGATTGCACCAACAGATGCTGAGGTTCCTAAAGCAACTCCTTGTGCAGACATAGACGTACCTAAAGAAGCTAGTTGCTTTCTAAGTTGAGTACGTCTTTCTTCTTCTTGTTGACGAGCTTGAATAGAAGCCATTTTAGCCTGTTCTTCATAAGCTTTTGCTTCCATTTCACTAGCGGCTTTAGCTTGACTAGCACCAGCTAGTCCAACTATGGCACCAATGATTTGCATTTCTACGCCCATTATACTTCTACCTCTAACAGAATGCCATTTAACGTTATGGGCAATGGCTCATCTTGGGTTAAGGTCACTGTACCCTCATTGCCCCATCCAAGCAAATACACTTCCTTTCGACCTGTTATTGAATCTGGTTGATTAGCAAAGTTATTTGTAACTCTTCTAATCAAAAGTGTAGTACCTTTTGTTTTTACATTAAGGGTTTCGTTTAAATCCATAACGGCACGAACAACTCTTCTTTTTTGTCCAAAAGATATACCATCAGGAAGCTGAAACTCAGCAGGCAATGTTACTAGCTCTGGAGTATAGTTTAAGCCAACTTCAATATTATCAACAGCAGATGTAAGCGTAAAATTACCGCTACCATCTGTAGTGTATGTTCCCATTGAGTAGTTATCTGACTTCACAACAATTTGTGTATTTGGCAAATGAGCTACTGTCCAGTTTGTTTTAGCTGTACCATTTGTATCTTTAATACCGCTATCTGTATGATAGTCGTTATCTAATAACTCTAAAGATGTAAAAGTAGCACTATTAATAGTTCTTTCGCATACGCAATAAACTCTTCTGTTAACAACTACAGCATTTTTAAAGCTACCCTGTGTTGACCATTCAGCCCATCCCTGTAACTGCTCTTTACGAATAGACATAAATACAGGCATTTTACCAGCAGAGTTAACCAGATACATATATGCTTCCATTTGGTCTTCAGCTTCACGCTGAGATGCCATCTGGGTAGGTGTGCCAATAATATGTGGGGAGAGCAAAGTAAGAGCATCAGCATTGTATGCTTGGCTTACATCTGAATAGACAAACTCTCTAATAGCTCCTTTAGATTTGGTCAAAAACACCATAGCACCGTCAAACTCTACTGGTACTACATCACCGCTACCGTAAGATGTCTGTTTTTTTACTGATATAGTTGTTGGCGTTAATGGCTTATTTTCACTTGTAGGAACGTAAAGCTCTTGCTCAGAAGTAAATATACTTAAGTGTCTAAAAGAGCCAAGAGCCTTTATTTCTGATATTTGATTCTCAGCAATTTGTATTTGTATAGATTCATTATCCAAGCCTGTACCAACATCAAAGTTAAAAAACTCACCTGTTGTAGACATAAACAAATGGTTAGGTAAATCTCTAGACCCACCAAATATTAATCGCTGGTCATGGAAAGTAACGGAACGAGCGTAACCTCTTCTACTGTTAAAAACCTGTTCTTTCCAAGTGGTAACAGCACTAGAATTATGAGGAGCAGTATCAAACTTACCTGTAATAGTTGTTGAGCTTAAGTAAGCAATAACTTCTATATGATGAATTACATTATTTGAATCAGTAAATTCTATCTCTTCTCCTACCCAAGCAGAAGAAAAAATAGCTGTGCTAGCTGTTATAGTTTGATTATTAGTTGATGTGTTTGTTGGTGTAAGAGTTACAGCAGGGTCTGCAAATTTATAGTAAGGCTGATGAATAAATCCGTTTGATGTATCAAAAGCATAAGTTGCCAAACTAAAAGTAGACGCTGATGTTCTGGTCAGTTTCTGCATAGCTATATCTGGATGCACAATAACCATTGTATCACCAGACTGAGAGACTCTTAGCTCACCAATTTGAGATGTTGTCCAAGGACATGATGTAATTGTGTCGGCAATATTTGTAGGGTCAGAAACGTCTACTACATCTAAACGTGCATTAGAAAACAAAAGCACATAAGCTTCATCTTCATCAAAGATGTAAGTTTCTGTTTGGTATGGTATGTCAGATAATTCTTGCAGATACCGTAATCCACCTCTACGTCTAATACCGCCTTGAGATAAAATACGAAAGTTCTTTAGGCTTTTTACGCCATTCTTATATGCGGCTGAATCAACCCTAGAGGACAGTAAGGGTGTAA